GCAGTTCGCTGGTCAGCTCGACGTAGGTCTTGACCTTGGGGCCGGCGTCCGCAGCGGCGGCCCCAGCCTTATTGGCGCCCGCAGCGACCTTCTCTTGGACCTTGCCCGTCTCGTCGAAGATGACCCGAGCGTTCTCCAAGTCGGAGCCGACCGACTCGTAGGCGTTACCGATCCTCTCGGCATCGGCAATGATCTGCGAGTGTGGCCCGCTCGATGCCCGCGCAGAGCGCTGCCACTCGTCGAACTTCGCCTTGAAAGTATCGACCGCAGGGCCACCCTCCTCGTAAGCCGCGATCAGGTCAGAGACACCAACGCCGGCCGATTCGAGCGAATCGCGCACGCGGGCGTAGTCGGACTGGTTGAAGTCGCCGAACACCCTTTTGACGAAGGACTCTCGGGTCTGTGCAGTGAACTTGCCCGTCTGCTTGTCGAGGGTGGCGGCCAACTCTTCGGCAGCGGCGCGGGCATTGGCCTGCGCCTGAATGTACCCACCGAGAGCGAACGTGATCCCAGTGATCGCGAGACCAAGCGGGCCACCGAAGGCCCCGAGCATGGCCGACCCGACACCCTTGGCCGCCTTGGCACCGACCGACATGACGGTGGCGCTGCGGCTCATCTTCTCGCCCGCCACGACAGCTTCGTCACCGAGCTTCTGATAGCCGCCAGTGATGCCTGACGCGAGGGCCTGTTGCAGTGCCATCTCATCGCGCACGCGCTGGATGCCGTTGCGCACAGTCTCGAGGCTGGCACCGACGGGCTTCTGTGCCAGGTGGAAGATGATGAGCGCCGCGGCAGCCGCCTTGATCGGACCGGGGATGTCATCCCACGCGCCGGCCGACGCGACTGCCAGGTCGAGCCCGCCGCGTAGTGCCTCTGTGACGGATGTCAGGGCGGGCAGGAGGGCCGATCCAAGCTCAGCCTTGGCGTCTTCCCATTCGGCCGTCAGACGTTGCTGCTGGCCCTGCAAAGTGTCGGCCTCGCGCCCGAACGCGCCGAGGGCGTCGGTCGACTGGCGGGCGATGATGTCAAGACGTGCCTGAGCCTTCGCCTGATCGAGTGCGGCGCCCTCGAGCTTGCCGAGACCCTTCGACGCCAGTTCGGCGTTGACGGCGGTCTCGTTGAGGCTGATGCCGTAGCGCTCAATGGGGTCCGACTCGCCACGCATCGCGGCGTTGAGCGCGTCGACCGCGTCCTTGGTGGAGCCGCCGAATGTGGCGGCCAGGTCGGCGCCGACCTTCACGAGGTCGATTGACTTCTGGGTGAAGTCCTCGAGGCCCTTGTTCTTGAGCATCGCACCTGTGACGGTGATGAGCTGGTTGAACTCGTTACGGCTCAACCCCACCGCTTCCGCGGATGTCTTGCCGAACGCGTGGACCGTCTCGGCTGAGTCCTTGAACACCGAGTCGACGCCGCCGATTGACTGCTCGAGGTCGCCTGCCGCCTTGACCGAGTCGCTGAGGAACGCCACGAGGGCCGTGCCAGCGAGGGCGCCCGCGCCGAGCGCGACTCCTTTGAGCGCGCCGCCAGTCTTGGACATCTGCGCTTCCATGCCCTTGCTCTTGGCGTTGACACCGTCGATGTCCTTGCCGAACTTGGTTGTGACGGTGGACGCCTCGGTGAAGCCCTTCTTGTAGGGCGCGACTTCGGCGGTCAGAACGACCTTGGTCACCCTGTCACCATTCACGGTCGCACCTCCGTCCTGTCACGATGTGGGGAGTTGCGCGCCGAAGTAGATCGACTGTGGGCGGTGCGTGTTGGGGCCGCTGAGTTCGTCCTGACGGGCCGCGATTCGGTCGCAGGTGTGGCACCGCTCGGCGGTCACCTTCCACTGCTTGGCCAGCGCCTTGTCGTGGCTGAGCCAGCGTGGTTGACGGCAGCCGGGGCACAGGAGCGCGTCGAGCAAATCCACAGCCTGTTGCAGCGCCCAGTCCCTCGGGGTCCATCCATCGCCCGGCAGGCGCGCTCCGCGAGCCACCCCAAGTGGGATGCCGCGGCGTGCAGCCGAGGCGACCTCCTGCGCTACTTCGCGGTTCCGAGGATGTGCGAGGCAGCGGACGAGAAAGGGACCGACCAGTCTCCACCTGACGCCCTCGTGGCAGCGGCGTCGATGGTGGAGTCGAAAACGTTGACTCCGATCCGGTCGCGCAGGTCGCGCAGGTCCGTCCACGTGATACCTGCGGGCTCGGTGCACATGGCGGCGATGGCGCGCAGGTTGACCTCGTCGGGATTGTCGCGGCCGGCCATGTCCTGCCGGATCTGGTCCCGCTGGTCTGAGGTCAAAGCCTCGAACCGGAACGCCATCTCGGACGCCTTCATGCGCGCGCGCAGCGACTCGATCTCCTGCGCCTTGGCCTTGAGCGGCGGCGTAGCACCCATGCGCTTGGCAGGGGCGTCCTCCGCGATCTCGGTCAGCTCAGCCTCAGCCTGCCGAATCTGCTCGGCCAGCGCCTGCTTGAGCGGCACCGTGACGGAAGCGGCGGGGCGGGATGCTTCGGCCAGTCGGAGTCGGAGGTCTGGGACCTCGGGCTCGGGGGTGGTCATGCGAGCACGACCAGCGTGCAGACGCCAGCGATGAGCACGAGCTGAATGGCGACCTGACTGGGGGTGGTCGGCTTCCTGTCCTTGCCGATCAGGGCGACGCTCATGATCGCGCCAAACGCGAACCACGCAAGCAGGATGATTTTGTAGACGGACATGCGATTCTCCCTATGGCTGCATGGCTGCTGGCTGCGAAGGGTGGGCGCGAGGCAGCCAGCCCGCGCCCACCCGATCAGGGGTCACGCGACGAGCGCGACGTTCTCCCACCAGTCGAGGACCGAGATGCCGGCCTTGAACTGGTACTCGTCGTTGTCCGCTCCCACCAGCTCGATGCGGAAGTCGACCGACACCTTGTAGATCGTCACGAGGTCACCCGCAGCGGCCGGGGTGTCGAGGTGGATGCCGCGCAGGTCGACGAGGTAGCCGACAGCGCCCTTCTCGAGGGCGGCATACGCTGCCGACACATCGGCGCCGAGATCCTGCGGGTCGTACACCGCGATGATGTCCGCGATCGTGCGCGTCTCCGCACCGGCCCGCTGGCGGACCTTGTCCGAGCACATGCGGCGCAGGTCGCTCTTGGTGACCGACGCGTCGGGGTTGAAGCGCTGCGTCATCAGGCACTCGAAGGGCACCGACGTGAGCGCGTTGTACTCCGTCGACAGGTTGGGCGCGGTTGGGTCAGCGAAGGCCTCGACCCATCGCAGCCCCTCGGTCTCGTTGGTCGAGACGCCATCGAGAATCGTAGGCATGTTCAGTCCTCCTGGACCTCTGCGGCGTCAGCCGCGGTTGATGGTGCTGATGTGGCTGCGACCGCGCTCTTGTAGGCACGGGGCTTGAATGGCGCGGGCCTGCCGTCACGCAGGCGCGCGGGGGCCTTGAGCGGCTTCAGGCCCAGTGCCTGCGCGCGGGCCGCGGAGATGCTGGCGTGGCCGCCGTTCTCGAGGCGCACGCGAACCAACTCGGACATGAGGACTCCTCGGGTCAGGCGGTGGAGCGGACGGAGAACTGCTCGACGGCCATGAAGGTGGTGGCGCTGATTGACTCGTCGCGGCGTGCAGGTTGGGAAGACTCGGCCTTGACGGCCCAGCGCGCCTGGGGCCGCCAGTTGCGCAGCGCCCTGCGCACCGCTGCGGCGTCCGCGCCAGACTCTCGCCCAGCCTGCTCGGGAGCGACGTTGCGTGACACGCAGGTGACCCACAGGGCGGGCGTCTGGATGCTGACCGTGCCGCTGGCGCGGGCAGACTCTTCGTCGCCCTCAGACGTCCACACGACGATGTAGCGGGGCGGCAGCGCGCCGTCCGGCACTCCGCCCTTGTAGATGGTGCGGCCGGCGATCTGTGCTGTGAGTCGCGTCTTGACCGCGTCGGCCAGTTCGAGGCCGTTCACAGCACGCCCGCCGCAGCCTTGCCGAGCCACTTCATGAAGTTCGGCAGCTCGTCCTTGACTCCGTGAGTGATGTCCATGATCGGCGGGGTGTCGGACGTGCCGAATGCTGCGATGTTCGCGAGCTCGCCCTGGCCCTCGTCGCGGAAGCCGACCTCCACAGTGACCGAGGACGCGGTTGCGGTGACGTCGTAACCGACGAGCGACGGCAGGCGGGAGAAGCGGGGGTGGCCCGAGACGTCACGGCGCATCGTCCGCTTGATGCTCGCGCCCGCGCGCCCAGCCACAGGGATGATGGCTGGGACGATCTTGGCCGGCACGAGGGCCAGGTCCCTTGCGAGAGCGGTGACTTCGCTGCTGTCAAGCATCGTGAGTCACCACCTGACAGGGGAAGCGGCGGGCGGTCGAGTCGGTCTGAGCGTGGCCGCCGAGGATGGTCAGGTGCTGGCCGACAGTGCTCATGGAGCGCGGGCCGACAGCGATCATCTCGACGTCCATGCCGTCAGCGATGGCGAGCACTGAGCCATCCACCGTCGCAACGTCAGAGACGGGCACTGAGAGCACGGCATGGTCGACGGCCCACGCCGTCTCGCCCGCGTCGACCGCGCCAGGCGCGGGGTTGCCGAGACGCAGACGCGCCTTGCCCTCGTAATGCACGGTCACCTCGGGCGGGTCGAACACCCCGGGTGACGTCTCCTCACCGGGGACCGAGGTCGTGACGCGCACCGTGTCGACCATGCGTGACTCGGCCTCAGCTTGAAGCTCGGGGAGAGCGTCGGCGATGTCGTCGGCGATCACTCTTCCACCCCCTCGTAGATGGGGTAGCCAGCAATGTCGGCGCCGCACGAGCAGTACAGCGCGCCGAGGCTGAATGAGCACCACGGGAGATGGTTCGTCGAGCAGCCGACAGTGTCGACCGAGAATGCGCCAGACCCGCCCCCCTCGGCGAGGCCCAGTAGCGTCCACCACTCGTCGAGGATCGTCACGCGACCCTTGCTCGAGCGGTACGACTTGGTCGTGCTGCCGTCGTCGACCGACACTGTGACCTGTGTGGCCGAGTCGGGACGGTCGACCTGTGCGACGACCGCCTCGCGCACCACGTAGTCGACCATGTCTTGGTCGAGCGGGTCGGCGTACTCGAGCTTGTCGACGCGGAATTGAATCAGCCTAACGGCGTCATCAATCCACATCTGCCAGCGGTCGGAAGTGGGCGAGACGGGGGCGGTCCTACCGAGCGCAGTGGCGATCAAGTCTGGCGTGACCGCCGTCGAGACCGTCATGGCCGCCCCCTCTCGTCACTCGTTGTCGGACGACGGCTTCGCAGCCGCCTTCTTGGCCGCGGCCCGAGGGGTAGGTGCCTTCTCAGTGTCAGACGGCTTGACAGCCGTCTTCTCGTCGAAGGGCACCCACTCCGACCCCATCGCCTTGTCGTCGCGGACGCTGACCAGCGCGCCCGACGTGGCGTGCTTGTAGCGAGCCATCAGACGAGGTCGTGGATCTTGGCGAAGGCGTTCAGGTCCGCAATGCCCCAGCCGTAGACAACCTCGGCGCGGAAGGCGACCTGGTTCTTGCGCTTGAGGTCGCCGCCGCCGTCGGGGTCGCCGTACTTGATGACCTCGAGACCGATCGACTTCTGCACACCCCAGCGGATCGCGGAGAAGTCGCCGACGAAGCCGAGCACCTTCGTGTCGACAGCGAGGACGCCCGTGCCGCGCACTGTGTTGGACACCGACGCGCGGTGACCGTCGAGCTCGGACGTCTCGACGCCGAGGCGGAAGTTCGGGTAGAGCTTCTGCTCGGACGTGGTCCCACGCAGCGCGGAGAACTTCGCGGCGTAGGTCGGGTCGAGTGCGACGTCGCGCGGGACGTAGCCGTCGGCGAGCACGAGCGCGTCGGCCGCGTCCAGGCTCACATAGGGCTTGTCGGCCGCGACGTACTCGACGAGGTTTGTCGTGTCCGTGAGGCCGCCGTTCATGGCGACGACGACAGCGCCACCAGTGGGGTTGATCTCGTGGAACACACCGAAGTCGAGCGCGCGTGAGAGCGCCGGCTGGATGAGGTCGAGGATCTGGTCGACGACCTCGAGCTGACGGTCCTCGTCGGCCCACAGGACTTCCTCGTTGAACCGGAGCGTCTTGTGGAACTTGAACGGCTTGACCGTCTTGGTCGTCGGCGTGATCGTCGATGCGCCCTTGTCGCCGCCCTCTGCGACGTACTCGGCCTCGCCGATGTCGAAAGTCCACGACTCGCCCTCGCCGAATGTCATCGGGGTGGCGGCCGACAGGGTGGCGACGCAGGAGCCGTTGAGGATCTTGCCCAGCCAGGGCGCGATCTTCTGCTTGGGGATCGTGAGCGATCCGGTTGCGAGTGAGGTCATGACGGTTCCCTCCTAAAGGGAGTTAGTCGGCTCGGCCAAACAGGCTCCGCGTGAATTCACGCATGTCACCGTCGGTCTCGCCAGTGCTTGTGGACGCGCCCTCCTTGGGGGCGACATTCCCCTTCTTCTTGCGGTCCGAGACGTGCTGCGCCAGGCGCTCGGCCTGCCGGTTCAGCGACTCCTCGTCGGTGCCGGTGAGGAAGAGTTCCGCGTCCTCGTCCGAGATCCCGTGCTTCGCTTGGATGCGCGAGCGCAGCGCGTCCGAGCGGATGCGCTGGTTCTCGGTCTCGAGTGCGGCCATGCGCTCCGCGAACTTCTCGGCCTCGGTCTTGCTGGCTGCCTCGATCGCGTCGAGACGCTCAGCCTTAGCCTTGATGTCCTTGTAGTCAGCGAACTTCGCCTTCTCGCGGTTGACGCGGTCGGCGATGACCTTGTTCAGGTCTTCCTGTGTCGTGATCGGCGTGAACTCGGCAGGCTTCTCGCCAGTGCCAGTGTTGGCCGTTCCACCTCCGTCGCCGCCATCTTCGACGGTGCGCAGGTAGGGCAGGGCTCGCTTGTGCATGGTTCCTCCGTGTGGCTCCGCGCATTGACCGCTGCGCGTAGGCGTAACCCGCTGTGAATCGCGGGGGGTCAGTCGGCCATGTCGGCCAGGTAGGAGCGCAAACGCTCCTGATCCGCCTTGGATCGGCGGCGTTGTGATGCGACGTACTGCAACACGCCGGCCTCGTCGCCGGGGTCGCCCTTGAAGACGGGCTGAGCGGTGCAGTGACAGTTGGCGTGCGACGCGAAACGCGCGGTGTTGCTGCGGTAGACCTCGCCGCGGCCGGCCAGCATCCGGCAGAACCGGCACCCGCCCGACGTGACCCGGCGCCAACCTGCCGCCTGTGGGTCGCGCTGGCGGTTCGTCGTGATCGTGTCGCGGTACGGGCGGGCCGTCTCAAGCTGCACGACCGGGGCCAGCCGCTGAGTCACCGTCGTGTCGGTCGGGTCGAAGAGTGGTTCGGTGGCCCACGCGATAGCGCGCGCGAGCTTCTCCGCGCGGTCCTTCACGATCGGCTCTGCGGTGAATCGTCCACGGGCAGAGGCCCGCTCGCGCTCGTCGTCGTAGAAGTCGGCAGCCAGAGCGGCACTGCCAGCGGTGAAGTAGGCCAAGAGGTCAGGCACGGCATTGAGCAGGTCCGTGCGCTGCGTCTCGGGAGAACCAGACAGGGAGCCGATCAGTCGCGTCACCTGAGTGACCGCAGTGGTCGTGATCAGCACCAGCGCCGCCCGCGACTGGATCGCGGTCGGCACTACTTGTCCTCGAGGCCAGCCGAGTCGGACTCAGGAAGGCGGAGCGAGACGGGGACTGCGCCAGTGAACTTGATACCCGGCAGGCCGACACGCAGGGCAGCGTCGTCGGGCGAGACACCCGCTCGGATCAACACGCCCATGGCGTCAGCCTTGGCCTTGATGTCGGCAGCTTCCGACTGTGCCGGGGTTGCCCCGTCGGCAGACGTCGTACTTGCGGCCAAGGCTGCCAGTACGTCACGCCCAGCCGCGCGCCTGCGCTCCGCTGTCGCGCGGGTGATCTGCTGCTCGGTCAGCCCGACGAGCTCGAGGCCGACCTCTGTCTCAGCGAGCCACGGCACCGCCGCCAACTGCTTCTGTCCAGCGTCCGCGGCGGCGGCCCTGGACAGGTGTACCGGCGAGCGCCACTTGACACTCATCGAGCCCCATGAGGCCGGGATCTCCGGCTCGCCATTGGCCATCGCGAGAAGACGGGCGACCGATCGCCGAATCGGCATGGTCCAGTCGTCCGTTGCGCCCTCGGCCTCGGAGATCAAGTCCTCGCGCGACGCGATGTAGGAGTCGGCAGACGTCGGGTTGGACATGTCCGATACGCCGAGGCTCGTCAGAGGGATCGAGGTCTCACCCGAGAAGAGCTGCGCCTGCTGCTTGAGCGCGTCGATGTGTGGCTGTGGGGACGACGCCGGGAACTGCTTGACGTCCGCGCGCTCGTTGGTCGCTTCCTCGTCGTCAGGGATGCCCTTGATGCGACCCAGCATGATCTGCCACGACGCACGCTGAGATCCGTCGGCGTTCTTGAAGATCGACTCGTCGGCGCCGAGCATCCACATCTCGGGGTAGGAGTAGATGTCCAAGTGACCCTCCATGCGGATAACGGTCCGCAGGGCTTGGTCGTGTAGGGACATCACCGGCCGCGAGATGCGAGACCGGCCGAACGCCCGGTCAGGCTTGTATGGCAGCCGCTCGACCGGGACGCCCCACGAGTGTGGAGAGCGCTCGATCTGCCAGGCACCCTTGTCGCGGTCGGCTGTGATCGTCAGGTCTTCGAGGTACAGCACGAGGCCCGTGATCTTGCCCTTGTCGTCACGCGAGGTGACCGACACGACATCGTCAAGCCTGCGACGACGGGCGTTCCACGTGCCGGTGCAGGACAGGGCGTCCTTGACATGCAGGAGGGCAGAGGCTTCTTCGTCAGAGTCGACGCCCTTGGTGTTGATCAGGAACGCGGTCCCATGGATGAGCGACTTGGTCAGACCGCCCTTGAGTTCGGGCATGAGGTTGTTCGCCTCGGCCAGCTCGGGCAGGCCCAGCGACTCCAGGTCACCATCTGGCCAGATGATCGAGTCTGGGTTGCAGCGACGGGCTAGCACATCGACAGCCTTGGCCGACCAGCCGAGAACGATCCCGAGCTGGTAGTACTGCGGCGGGATGACCGTGCCGACTTGGCGAATGGCGCGCTTGCCGTCGTAGTAGGACGACCGCAGCAGGTTCCGCTTGGACTTGTCGTCTAGCTGCTTGAGCAGACGATTTACGGTGTCCATCTCCGCTTCGGACAGGCCGGGGATGTGCAGCTTCTCGAAGGTCATAGGACCGTGGCCACCCTTCCCTGTCTTTGGACGCGCCCACGGCCGGTGGATCGCTTCTTGGTGGCTGCTCCGAAGTGGGCCAGCACCGCAGAGACTGCGGGGGCGATGTTCGTGTCGGGGTCGGATCGGTCCAGACCCCATGCGCCGGCCGTGCCGATGTTCCGCTTCTTGGATCCGAGGATCGCGTCGTTGAGCTGCGACTGGTCCGCGTGCCACACCTTGCCGTCGCGCACCGCGTCGTGCAGCCCGCCACACGCCTTGCCCATGTCGCTGGCCGTACCGCTGATGACCTTCACCTTGCGAGCCTTCAAGCCGGGGATCATCGAGGCGGCGGGGGACGCTCCGTCGATCACAACGGGGATGCGACGGCCGGCGAGAGCGGCAATAGATGCCTCGGCTGCTGCGGTGTCGCCTGTCGTGTCGACTTCCAGGAGCTCGAGGTGTGACTCGTCCGGCAGGTCAGGCTCGACCCAGCATCCGGCCACGCTGATGACGCGGTCGTGAGACATGTCGACGCCGAGCGCGTTGGGTGGGACGTCGTCAGCGGGCGCCATCTCTGTAGCGCAGTTCGGCCAGTTGGGAAACGGCGTCTTACGCTTGTTCTCGTCCCAGATTCCCAGCGCCTCGCGCGCCCACGACTCTGCGTTTTTGAGCTTCTTGCGAAGCCTCAGCATCGCCCGTTCAGTGGTGCGCCGCGGGAACGACGGGTTCGCCTTCGCCCACTGCGCACGGTCCATGGGGTCGGAGCCGCGGTCAGCGCTCGTCTCGATGTACAGCGTTCCTTCGGACTCGCCGTCCAGCGCTTCCTGCCGCAGTAGGGTGAAGAACTCGCTGTCATCCTTCGGCCGCGGCGGGGTGCCCATCACGAACGTGAGCGGATTCGTCGCAACGTTCTGCGTCGCGCCCATGTCCTCAAGCGTCGACTCTGGAAGGATCTGGCCCTCGTCGAACACGAGCACGTCAACGTCGGTACGCCCGCGACCAAAGCCCGACTCGCGGGCGCCGAACTCGATGCTCGACCCGTTGTTGAACCAGATCGACTCATCGCCCTTGCCGCGCAGCACCTGCCGGACGTGAGCTGCCACCTTGGGCCTGCGCGCCATTGCGTCGAACTGCCGGAACGTCTCGGCAGACGTGGACTTTCGGTGGGCGGTCCAGATGACCTTCAGGCCCGGTTCGAGCAGGCAAAGGGCGAAGATGATGCATGCGATCAGGTACGTCTTGCCGACCTGCCGCGGAATGCTGATGACGATGGTGTCGGCGGCATACTGCCCGTCCGAACGCTTCGACAGGATCAGTCGACCAGAGCCGTCCTGCCAGCCATCGAAGCCCCATCCGAGGCGGTGGCAGGTGTCGCGCACC